TACATACCAGACTGCTGTCCGAATGTTGATTGTGTACGGAGCTTTTTATCTTCAGCAAGTTTTGCAGCAGAGTCTGCTTGCTGGTTTTCTATCATCTGTTCCTGCTCTAATTCGCGAGCAACATCTTCAGGATCGGGCTTTGGTGGCTTTGGTGGCTTAAAACACATGATGATCTCCTCATCTCATCTGGCAGCGATGTATTAATAATACAGAGTTTACAATGGACTTACGTTGATCTTATTCTTCCTACGCTGCAATGGTTGCCTTGTAAACACATCAAAGTCTCTACGAGCCATGATCGGCTTTCCATTCCGACCACTATTTGTCAGCAAGCGGCCTTCGCCCCCACCGATAAACGCATATTGCAGTGCATCATGGATATGCGAGAACTTGTTCTTCTCTGGTTTCTCATCGTATCTCTCGGCTCCAGAGACTTGCATCCTACGATAGCCATATCCACCACGGAATCCCTTGATAAGATTCACGCATCTATGGTCGATAACAAACCCAGCTTGACCATCAACCATACGATTAAGTGGTGCAGTTACAGCCTCAATACGCAGGGCAGGATCATTATTCCCTGCTGGCAAAGCCTTAATCCCTGCTGCTCGTAGTATCTGGAACGGAGTTCTCTCATCTGTCTGCGCTCTGTAATCACCAGACGGATCGCCATAGACAAGGATTTGATGATTAGGAAGATTGATAGCTACTTCTTTTTTTAGAACTTCGATAAATCTAGTGATGCCCATGTCTTCTGCCACGAGTTCACGTAAGACATACCAACGTCCACGGGCNTACTGGCAGAAAGCAGCAGCAGGAGTAAGACCNAAATCCAGACCAATAATGATAGGGAGATTAGGAATCGGAAGCAGAGGTTCTTTTGAACTATGAACATCCTCAACAAACATAGGATACACAGGCTTACCGTCATTAAGGGAGCCAAGTTTATTAAGGATATAGACATCTATCCAACTCTTTGTTTTGCCTTGAATAATATCATTATAATAACCCTTAACGATATTCTTTGCATTCTCTGCTTTGGGGTTATGCAAGTACCTTACTAGATTTCCTTCACCATCACGCTCTTCAATCATCCCACCTTGCTGATTAAAGAACTTCCATGTCTCTGGTTTAACCAACATGAGGGCTTCATCCCTGCCAATGTGGTCAGGAATCGGGGCTTCTCCTGCCATAATAGGCCACCAATGATCCTCGTCTGGGGCATTCGTGTCGGCTATTACGCCATACCATGTGGGTCCACCGCTCTTCATAGAGGGATAACGACCCACACGCATGGTACACGCATCGACAATAGACTTGGGTAACTCTCTTGCCTCGTTGATCCAGATGCCAGTCAACTCCAAAGACAGGAGTTTCTTTACATCTTCAGGTCTATCAAGGGCTAGGAATATGACTTCAATGTCTACATCACCACGACGAAGGCGATGGGTATATGGCGGTGGATGCCATAGCATCTTGCCCCAGATTTCNTCTGGAAACCACTCGGCCCATGTCTTGATAGTNGTAGTGCGCAACTGGGGATAGGAGTTACGGATGACAGCCCACCTACTTCTGCGGATGCCGTCTTCTCCTTTGTTCTGTTGCAGGGCTCGGCGAAAGATTTCGACTGCACAACAGACTGATTTGCCAGAACCTACTGGCCCTCGGAGCCCACGAAANAAGGAGTTATCCTTCATGAATGCNNTGAGGANTTCTCCGTCAGGCTTGTAATCAAACTTCAAGAGATGAATCCACCATCAACAGCGGCCTTAATCATCTTGCCAGCCACTTCTGCACCCATAGCGTCTATGAATTTATCGCATTCATAGTTGGTAAGTTTATCAGTAGGGTAGTATCTCAGGTGTGTTTTACGAACTATGTGGCGCAATTTCTCTCTATCGCCGTATGTCAGCATACTTGAGAATGAACCTTCATCAGACATAATATCCTCCATATATGTGTGAGATATATGGAGGATAGATCGTATTAAGTAAAGATGTTCACTTCATCTTTCCCTTGGGCTTCTTCATAGCCATCTTCATAGCCATTGCCTTCTTCATCATCGGTGCTTTCTTGCCAGACATCATAGGCTTGCCCATTGATTTAGCCATAGTGCGTTCTCCAATCTTTAAATTTAATACATGTATTTACCATTTCTTATTTTTACCATGGGTGGTTTCCCAAACCCCGCTGTTCTAGCATAAGCTAGATCAAGTTTCTTCCCTCTTTTAGATACGGCTGCTTGTTCTTCTTTTATCTTTTTTAGTGCGGAAGGAGAAGGAATAGAACTAGGTTTAGCCTTTTCCATTGCATCAATTTCTGATCTCATACTTTTATAAGTAGATCGTGTTGGCTTATAACCAACAGCAGTCTCTGCCCGTAATTTACGAGCTTCATTATTGTTTGCGCGAGGATCAGTTTGTGGCCCTCTTAAAGGAGTTTTTGCTCGAACTGCAACTCTTTCAGTAGGGTCTTTAGAAAGTCTTTTTGTTTTATCTGTAGATGTTTTATTTGTTTGTCTTTTTGCAGCACTTGGGTCACCCCTCATACCTTTTTCAGGCGTCTTTTTTTCCGAGGCAAACTCTACCTTGATGCTCTTCCCCTGAAACTGAAACGTCTTCTTGCCTTCTTTAGCAGCTTGACTAAACGCTGCATTGAACTCTTTTCGCGTGTTACTAATAGCCATGTTATATTCCTCAATGTTCTCTAAGCCTTTAGGCTTGTCGGGTTACTTTCTAAACTTAGCAGTCTTTTTCGCTATCTCTTTAGGCTGCTTTACAAACTGCTTACCTTGAGCCTTGCCTTCACGCTTGGCCTTGGTAGTTGCAGAATACTCAGAAGACGATAAAGCCTTGATCGCCTTCTCTGGTAAATAACGCTCACCAGTTTTTGAAGATGGTTTCCCAGATTTAGTACGCCACTTCTGGGCTCCCCAATCTTTCAAGGATTTCTGAGGGGCTTTCATTTGTACCCTCCACCTTTGTCTTTGTATTGTTTAGCAAGTAACTGGGCTTTACGAGCAGACCATTGCCCTGCCGCAGTCCCCTGAACAGAAGAACTCTTAATCTTGTTAAACAAAGTCTTACGCATCTCAGGCTTCGTGTAGTTGCCAGATTTGTTCACACTAGATTTAACAGGCTTCTTCACTTCTTCTTTACCTTCTTCTTAGCCGCCATCTTCATAGCCAACTTCTTACGAGCAGCGGCAGCATCCTTCATGCCCTTCTCGTCGTACGCATACTTCTTTCCACCAACACTAGGCATCATATTCTCCTTAACAATTCCACGCTCTGAGTGATTTATTAATACGGCTATTCGGGTCTTTCGCCGTCTTGGATGACGTTAGCTTCTTCTTCATTCCACTCATCCTAGCACAGAAAGAAGCTCTCCTACCCTTGTCCTTTTTATTCTTAGGATTAGGTGCAGGGGGTTTTAAATCCATTCCTTGCTTCTTGGCACTAGCTCTACCCGCAGCATTCAACCCACCCTTGGGGTCTTTGCCAGCCTTCCTCTGCCATAATGGTGTAGCCATGAAACAATCTCCTATCAAATTAGGTAAGAGGCAACCGAAGAAGAACTCCAATGGACTTATTGATTATACCAAACAGGCACTTTGGTACAATCACCAACGAGTCTACTGTACCAAAGTAGAACAATCTACAATCGTACCTTTTAAAGGGAGAAAATATTTTGGATTGGGTGCGTACTTTGAGGGGTTAAAATACTTGTGGGGGTCGTATCCAAGTCCGGCGTGTCGGGGTTTTCAACCCCCCCCGCCTACGAGCTAGCCTAGGTCAATCGTAACCCTAAACTCGCCGTCCAGCCTGTGATCTATCCGCTCAGGTGCCTTCATACCCGCACGATCCAACAAATCCCGTGAGGCTTCTAACTGTACATATTCACTCTTAGCACTCTCGCTCAACCGCACCACTGTATTCAATGCCTTCGGGAGTGCAGCACCTATCGCTAGGGCAGTCCTCCTGAATATCTCGTGGACTATCAATGGGTTCTTCAGTGCTCTGTTCGCTTCCACGTGCGCTGAGGATTCTGCGTAACCAGCATCTCTTGCGGCTGCTGATCCATTACCACCATTCGCTACATACGCATCTATGAACTGGTTCTGCTTTGTGGTTAGCTTACCCGATGGACTCTCTATATTCTGAGGAACATTAGACATCTTGTATCTCCATGAGTAAGATAGAGCACGGGGTTACGTTGGTGTCAATGTACCACAGATGGTGTACTCGTTGGTCCAGTCTAAGATCATCAGACATGGTAGACGTTCCGCATTCGCTTCACGTCCTTAAACGGATAGATAGCTACGGAGTATAATGTTCTGGTGAACATTATCCCGAAAGACCATAATGAACTCGTCTACAAACTTTTCGCTTAAACT